TTCTAAAGTAAACGATATGGCTTCGTTAATATCTGTAGCACAATCTCTATGGAAATATGATGCACAGATATTAATACAACAATTCCTAGATATAAAATCAGATATACGTACATTAGTTGTGAATGGCCACATTATAGGCGCAGCAGAAAGAATTAAACAAGACGATAAAGAATTTAGAAACAATGTACATTTAGGTGCTAAAACTGTACCATATAATCTATCGGAAGAAGAAAAAGAATTGATTAAACGTGCAGCACGTGCGTCTGGCACTATGTATTGTGGAGTAGATCACTGCAAAGTTGGGGATCAGTATTACATACTAGAAATAAATGGATCACCTGGAATACGTTCTTCGTTCATGGCTTATGATCCAGCAGATGGAAAAAAGATAGGCAAAATGTCCGACAAAGAAGTATTCGAAGTTATATTAGATTACTATTCTTCTGAACTACACCGAAGACCTTTATTTAGAACCGAAGCTGGTTATATAGAAAGAGTTACAGTAGAAGGATTAAATGCACCAGTAAGAGCTAAGTTTGATACAGGTAATGGCACAAATGCCACAATGTTACATGTAGATAAATTAGAAATAGATGGTGATACAGCTCATTGGGTTAAAAACGGACAGAAATTTAAAAATGAAATAATAGATGTATCACTAGCAAAGCATTTACAAACCACAGATAAAAGGCCTGTGGTAGAACTAACAATATCCTTTAATAATAAACAATACACGGTTCCTTTCGGATTAACTACAAGAGATTCTGCTTCAGAAATGCTTGTAAATAGGAAGCTATTAAGTATATTTAAGGTATCAGTTAATCCAAATAGGAAGTTTATTTTATCGGATTGGGTTCCAAAGAACGATCGCAGCGATGTGTAGTTCCATAGAATCTTATTATGTATAAATAAACATATTGAATATAAACGTATTATGAGACATATTAACTAACTCAAACAGAGGATAAAGCGATGGCATTTCAAGTATCACCAGGCGTTGAGGTCAAAGAGATCGACGCAACTAGCGTGATTCCCGCTGTTTCTACCAACATTGGTGGATTCGCAGGGTCATTTAACTGGGGTCCGGTTGAAGAAATTAAAACAGTAGGTTCTGAATCAGAACTCGCTGAACATTTTGGAACACCAGATGACAGTACAGCTAAATATTTTCTTACAGCCGCGGCATTCTTAAAGTATGGCAACGCGCTGAAGGTTGTTAGGGTATTATCAGGGCATGACAATGCTACTGGTGATGGTTCCGGACAACTGATTAAGAATAAAGATGATTATGATAATAACTACGCTAACGGATCCCTTTCAAAGGGTGATTGGGTTGCTAAATATCCAGGCGTTCTAGGAAACAGTCTGAAAGTATCAGTAATATCGCAAGGTATTTCTAGCTTTTCAGGTTGGACATATGCAGGGTCATTTGACTCAGCACCAGGAACATCGGATTATGCAATTTCAATTGGTAAATCGGGCGCAAACGACGAATTACACGTAGCAGTTATTGATGAAGATGGTTTATTAACAGGTACCGCAGGTACTGTGTTAGAAACTTTCGCATACGTTTCCCAAGGTTCAGATGCTAAGAAGAGTGATGGAACTACTAACTATTACAAAGAGGTTATTAATAATAACTCTAAGTATATTTGGTGGACAGATCACAACACTAACTTAGCTGAAGCAGGCTCACTTATTTCAAGTGTAGCAGGAAACAGTTTTACAACACACACAGGCGCAATGGAAGCTTCATTGGCCGGTGGATCAGACGATAACGCACCAACAGCAGGCGAAATTCTATTAGGTTACGACCTATTCGAAGACGCTGAAACAGTTGATGTTAACTTATTGTTTGCATGTCCAGATGCTAACGGAGCAGAGACAGTAGCAGAAGATCTTATTTCAATTGCAACAGCAAGAAAAGATTGTATGGCTTTTGTATCTCCACCGATAGAGGACACAGTAGGAAGTTCAGCTCCAGCAACAGACGTAATGGCTTTTGCAAACGGACTAACTTCTTCATCATACGCATCTTGCGATAGTTCAGCTCTATACGTATACGACAAATATAACGACGTATATAGATGGATCGGGGCAGCAGGACACGTAGCAGGTTTATGTGCTAATACAGATCAAGTAGCAGATGCTTGGTTCTCACCAGCTGGTGTTAACCGTGGTCAGTTATTTGGCGTAACTAAACTAGCATACAATCCTAAAAAAGCAGATAGAGATACATTGTACAAAGGAAGAGTAAACCCAATCGTTTCCTTCCCAGGACAAGGTATGATGTTATTTGGAGATAAAACTCTACTTAGCAAACCTTCTGCATTCGATAGGATTAACGTTCGAAGATTGTTCATAGCATTAGAGAAAGCAATTTCTACAGCAGCTAAGGCACAATTATTTGAATTTAACGACGAGTTCACAAGAGCTAACTTCCGTAATATGGTAGAGCCGTTCTTGAGAGACGTCAAAGGTAGACGTGGGGTTACAGACTTTTCAGTAATATGTGACACTACGAATAACACCGGAGCGGTTATTGATGGTAACAGATTCGTGGCAGATATTTTTATCAAGCCAGCAAGATCTATTAACTTCATTACACTAAACTTCATAGCAACAAGAACAGGCGTCGATTTCTCAGAAATCGCCGGCTCATAAGGGAGAATAAATCATGGCAATATTAGGCGTAGACGATTTTAAATCGAAACTAGTAGGCGGTGGTGCTCGTTCTAACCTATTTAAGGTTACAATGAACTTCCCTGGCTATGCAAATGGTGATGTAGAACTTACATCATTTATGTGTAAAACAGCTCAATTCCCGTCATCAATAGTAGGACCAGTTATGGTACCATTCAGAGGAAGACAACTTCAGTTAGCTGGAGATAGAACTTTTGAACCTTGGACTATAACAATTATTAATGATACTGGTTTTGAAGTGCGAAATGCTTTCGAGCAATGGAGCAACGGTATTAACAGTCATAACGGAAATACTGGTTTAAGTAATCCTACTGATTATCAAGCAGATGCTATTATTGAGCAACTTGATAAAGAAGGTAATACTACTAAAACTTACGACTTTAGAGGGCTTTGGCCATCTAACATCGGAGCTATTGACGTTTCCTATGAAAGTGCAGACACAATTCAAGAGTTTACTGTTGAACTGCAAGTACAATATTGGGAATCAACTGGAACCACTACCTAATTTAGGGTTATAAATATATAAGACGAGAGGGATTAACCTCCCTCTCTAATTATATAGAGAGATATAGTATGGCAGAATTTTTCGGATTCGAAATAAATAGAAAAGGAAAGGACAAAGAAGTTCCTAAAGTTTCCTTTGTACCAAATACAGATGAAGACGGCGCAGGTGTTATTACCAGTGGCGGACATTTTGGTGCATATTTAGATATTGATGGCGACAAAGCTAAGAACGAAGTTGAGCTTATTATGAAGTATCGAGACGTAGCATCCCAACCAGAGGCTGATGCGGCTATTGAAGATATTATTAATGAATCAATTGTTGGAGATCATAACGAAGCTCCAGTAGATATCGTTTTGGATAAAGTTGATACATCAGATAAGATTAAGAAATTAATCAAAGGAGAGTTTGATAATATATTAGAAATGCTTAACTTTAATAGTTATGCTCATGATATATTCAAACGTTGGTATGTTGATGGTAGATTACCATATCACATTATAGTTGACGATAACCTTAAGCTTGGTATTAAAGAGCTTAGGTATATTGATCCAACTAAACTAAGAAAAGTAAAAGAGATTGAAGAAGAGGAAGATCCTAAAACAGGAGCTAAACTTATTAAATCCCAGAAAGAATTTTTTATTTTCCAAGATAATGCAATGGGGAAATATAATCAAGGACTTAAAATACAACCAGACGCTATAGCATATGCGACTTCTGGAATGTTAGATAGTTCTAGGAAAAGAATTTTATCATACTTACATAAGGCTATTAAACCAGTCAATCAGTTAAGAATGATGGAAGATTCGTTGGTCATATACAGAATATCACGTGCCCCAGAACGTAGGATATTTTATATTGATGTTGGTAACTTACCTAAGGGTAAAGCTGAAGAATACCTAAAAGGTATTATGAATCAATATAGAAACAAATTGGTATATGATGCAAAGACTGGTGATATTAAAGACGATAAAAAGCATATGAGTATGCTTGAAGATTTCTTCTTACCACGTAGAGAAGGTGGAAGAGGAACAGAAATCACCACGCTACCAGGCGGCGAGAATTTAGGTCAAATAGATGATATAGTATATTTCCAAAAGAAATTATATAAATCACTTAACGTACCTATGAATCGATTAGAACAAGAAGCTCAATTCTCATTAGGTAGATCTTCCGAGATCACCAGAGATGAGGTTAAGTTTAAGAAGTTTATCGATCGACTAAGAAAAAGATTTTCAGACCTTTTTATGCAGTTGTTAAAAACACAATTGTTATTAAAAGGAATTATAACCAAAGATGATTGGGCGATATGGAAAGAATCTATAGCGTTTGATTATATAGAGGATAACTACTTCAGTGAATTAAAAGAAGCTGAAATGTACCAACAAAGGTTTGAAATGTTAAGTTCACTAGATGAGTTTATGGGTACGTTTATATCTAAAGAGTGGGTTCAGAAGAATATTCTACGCTTTAACGATGATGATATAGAAACTATGCAGAAACAAATCGATGACGAAGAGAAAGGTGGCGAACTAGATATGCCAGATCCGGATGATCCGAGATTTGGCTAAGTTTAAGACTTTTAAATGTATAAATAAATAACACAGGATAAATAATGGAAATCGCAGATATTATAAACAAAGTGGGAACAGGCGACAATGTAAATGCTAATAAAGCATTTGATACTGTTATGGCAACAAAGCTAAAAGATGCTTTGGATGCCAAAAAAATAGAGCTTGCTACTAGTATGGTTGATCGTAAGATCGAACCAGTCGAGCAAGACTAATTACGGAGAAACTCAATGAAATTAATTTCAGAGTATTTAGATAGTAATATAACAAATTACATTACCGAAGATAAAAAAGGTAATAAAAGCCACGTCATAGAAGGCGTGTTTATGCAGGCCGATAAGAAAAATCGAAATGGCCGTGTATATGAAAAAAAGATTCTAGAGTCAGCTGTTAACAAATATGTTAAAGAGCAGGTGGCAACTGGTAGAGCGGTTGGTGAGTTAAATCATCCAGAAGGACCGACTATCAACCTGGATAAAGTTTCACATAAGATTACCGAACTCAAATGGGACGGAAGTAATGTTATTGGAAAGGCATCAATATTGAAAACACCTATGGGTCAGATCGTCGAAGGTCTACTTGAAGGTGGAGTTAAGCTTGGTGTATCAAGTCGTGGTATGGGAACTCTTGTAAATAAACAAGGCGCATCGCATGTTGGTAAAGATTTTATGCTTTCCACAGTCGATATCGTTCAA